CTCTCCATGGCGAAGTTGGTATGGCGACGGTAGACCACCTTGAAGTAGGTGATCATGGGATTGCCCGTCAGATAGATATCTTGAGCGCCATAAGCGACAAGTTGCATAAGTCCGCCAGTCATGTATACATAATAGCGAGATTTTTTTTCTTGTTGACGAGCTGTTTTTACTTGTAACCACGTACTAGTAAAAAACCCTTGAATCAAATACAAAACGTTTAGTTAGAGTAAGCCAAGCCACCCATACCAGACATGATACGCAGCACGTTGTAGTTAACAGCGTACACACGAGCAATAACGTTTGATAGTGCAGACGTAGTATCCGCCCCATCCTGATAGAAAGCGCCGACCTTCAGCTGCAGTGTGGCATTGTCAATGCGCGAGAAGTTGCAAGTACCCGAAGGCTGGTGGTCCTCCGGCTTCAGGGCGAAGCTATAGACATTGATACCAGGCGAGGCCGGGATGTTGGAGTGGTGCTGACGGCACTGCACCCAGTTAAAGTAGGTACCAGGGCGCGCAGCAAATCTGTCATGGCCGTTCAGCTGGAGCTTGGCCTCATCAACCGGGTTACCGGCCAGACCAACCGTGTTGCCATCGAGGGGCTTGCCCAGAGGACGCACGCTGTTGTAGTTGGTCAGACGTGCAACATCAGCAAGAGTTGCAACATCACCCAGGGTGCCAGTTGCAATGCTTGCCGTCGGCAAGCCTGGGATAATTTCGGTTGCGCCACTGAGAACCTGGAATGGCGGAATAGCCGGCAGACCCGTATCAGTGAAGTTGGACCACTCCTTTCTATCCTCAAACGCCTTGACTACCCAAACCAGCTCCTTCACAGGGTGGTTGAAGTTCAGCTTCAGGCTGTTGGACTTGGGGTTCGTGGGGGTGCCAGGTGTGATGCTCTCATCACCCGTAAACTGCAGCTGCTCAATCAGGTACTCATGCGAGACCTGCGCGAAACGACGGCGCTCATCCGTGTCCAGGTAGATGTAGTCAACCCACAGGCTGGCGTTTAACGTGCCGCTCAGGGTGCAGCCCGAGTTGAACCCAGACTTGCTAGTGTCCCATTCAGCGACTCCGTCATTCACCTCATCAGACTTGTTCAGCATAACCAGCTCATAAGCCTCACGAAACGTCACGTTGACTTTCACCTCATGATACTGCAAGGCAATCAGGGGCAGAGCCAGACCAACATTCCGGCAAAACCAGAACTGCAGGGGTACATAGACCGTACGGCCCTTGATAACAACGTCCTCGGTAGGGTCAGTCATGCTATTCATGGTGGAATCTGCATTGTAAACATCCGCCTGCAGTCCAGTATTCTGACCCAGAGCATTCAGAGGGTCCTGACCAATCATCTGGTAATAGCCAACCCGCTTACCAGCAGGCACCGTCAGCTGGGCCCAAATGTCCAGCCAGTCACCATACTGCCGGTCAATGAGCTGACCACCTATCTCAACCTCTACCTGCTTGAGAAGGTGATGGCCAACATTGTCAACCCAGCGCGTATAACGCTTGTAGGCACCCTTGGCAGAAAGGTCGTTTGTAGAGGCCAGCGCAGTTCCACCAACTGCGTCACTAGGAACCTCCTGCAGATCCGGCAGTTCAGCCTGCACGTACATAGAGTGAATCAGGTCACCATTACGCGAGATCAGGGCCGTAACCTTGTTGCCGAAGTCCGCTGTGCCATTGAAGGTCTGCTGAATAGCCTCCATGGCGAAGTTGGTATGGCGACGGTAAACCACCTTGAAGTAGGTGATCATGGGATTGCCCGTCAGATAGATATCTTGAGCGCCATAAGCGACAAGTTGCATAAGTCCGCCAGTCATGTATACATAATAGCGAGATTTTTTTTCTTGTTAACGAGCTGTTTTTACTTGTAACCACGTACTAGTAAAAAACCCTTGAATCAAATACAATTAAACGTTTAGTTAGAGTAAGCCAAGCCACCCATACCAGACATGATACGCAGCACGTTGTAGTTAACCGCGTACACACGGATATTGTGGTTATAACCTTCGAAAGATACTTCCAAACCATTATTCACATCCTCCGGAGGAGTCATCACAACACCCGCATTGAACTTCAGCACCAACTTAGCATTGTCAATGCGCGAGAAGTTGCAAGTACCCGAAGGCTGGTGGTCCTCCGGCTTCAGGGCGAAGCTATAGACGTTGATACCAGGCGAGCATGGAATGTTAGTATGATGCTGACGGCACTGCACCCAGTTAAAGTAGGAGCCCGGGCGCTCAGCAAATCTGTCATGACCGTTCAGCTGGAGCTTGGCCGTAGCCACCGTATTCAGAGAACCGGATGGGCAAGACATGCTCTGGTTAGTCACTGCTTGCACGTTGTCAGAGCCGGCAACAGCAGCCAGCGAGAGGGGCTCATCCGTAACGATATCACCAAGTCCGTCCTGGGTGGGAAGGTCGTTATTCGAGAACAAGGTAGCCGGGGTGTTAGTGTAGTTGCTCCACTGGTTCACACCGTTGGCCGTAGCCTCGGCGTGCTGGCAGACCCAGACCAGCTCCTTGACAGGGTGATTGAAGTTCAGCGTAACCGTGGCCTTGTCCTGTGTAGAAGACTCCTCGCCCGTAAACTGCAGCTGCTCAATCAGGTACTCGTGCGAGACCTGAGCGAAGCGGCGCCGCTCATCAGTATCCAGGTAGATATAGTCTACCCACAGGCTGGCTGTCAGATTGGCATTCGTCAGAGATGTACCCAGAGCCTGCTGCACACTATCGGTAGCAGTCTCGGCGGAGATGTACAGTTCCTCTGCGCGGCGGAACCACAGGTTTACCTTGACCTCATGGTACTGCAGGGCAATCAGGGGCAGGGCCAGGCCAACGTTGCGGCAGAACCAGAACTGCAGAGGCACATAGATAGTACGGCCACTACGGCGGAATGGACCGCCCTCACCGACAGCATCCGCAGCAACGGTGTCCGACTGAAGTCCCGAAGGGATGCCAAAAGCATACAGAGGATCCTGGCCAATCATCTCACGATAACCCTTCTGCTGGCCAGCTGGCACCGTCAGCTGAGCCCAAATCTCCAGCCAGTCACCATACTGCCGGTCAATCAGCTGGCCGCCAATTTCCACCTCTACCTGCTGGATAAGGTGATGACCAACATCGTCAGTCCAACGTTGAAGTTCGGTAGCACTATCATTAACCGCATCCAGCGCTGGCAGGGTAGCCTGCAGATACATGGAGTGAATCAGATCGCCGTTACGAGAAATCAAGGCCGTAACCTTCTGACCAAAGCCGGCCTGACCATTGAATGTCTGCTGAATGCTCTCCATGGCGAAGTTGGTATGGCGACGGTAAACCACCTTGAAGTAGGTAATCATGGGATTACCGGTCAGATAGATATCTTGAGCGCCATAAGCGACAAGTTGCATAAGTCCACCAGTCATGTATATCTCTTTATGAGATTTTTTTTGCGGGATTTTTACTAGTATTCATAGCTCTTGATGAATTTCCAGCCCATTTCCTCACCACCTAAATGCTGGCATATCCTCTTCCATATCATGTCATGTTCATAGACCTTAGCAAGATTCTTATGCAGGCGCAACTTTGGCAAGAACTCCGTATATCCAAGCAGTTGACAACACTTATAGATAATATAGGCATAAGAGGAGAAGTTAGTACGACCATTCTTATAGAGCTCAAAGGGCTCCTGAATCTGCACAAACATTAACTGTAAATTATGTTCCATCTCTGGAGTCATCTGAATAGGTGGAATATCCGTAATCCTAAAAAGAATCTGTGTAGCATGATCATAATATCGGTCATATCCTTGGCCCTTGTATTTCTTTAGAAAACCCTTAATATCTTCCTCTGTCAACTCATCAAGGCGGTCGTCCATCTTCTTACGACGGATCTCACGAATTACCGCATCAATCACCTCATCGGGCACAATATGACTCTCCTTGCCCTGTAAGTTTGCCAACCAGTCACAGAAATGCGTAAATCGCTTGTATTCATAGAAACTACGACTCTCGGCAGGCGGGTCTTTGATAGAAGGCCTTTCAGGGTTATTTGCCAGGGTGGTCTGCGAATAGCATGTCTCACATACCATAATAGACTCATCCTGGTGCAATACACGGAATTTTTGACACTTATAACAGAAATTGTCGTCATTCAGATTACTCTCAGGAGCATACACATAACATGGGTCCACACGAGAACGATATTTACGATAATATTGCTGATTCGGCTGATCCTGTTTTATATCCTTTCCCAAGCCGACGCCACCATTCTTGCCTAGTTCAAACTTCTTAACCCCTTTGACATCCTTACTCTGCTCGTATGCCATGAAATTAAAAAGCGCATCACCAGACTGCAGAAAGTATTCCATCCTCTCCGATGATATCTCATTTATACGCCTCTCTAACTCCGGAATCTCTGTGTCCAAAGCCTTGCGCCGACACAGAGCCATGGCATCCTTATGCTCACTCTCAATACAGGCCAGATGTTCAGCCTGTAAGGAGGCCAGCCGATTCCTTAAATCTGGCAACTGAGCCTCGCGAGATGAAATCTCGTCCAGTTTTTTCTTGTGTAAGCTAGGCACAGTTATCTTTGTGGCAGACATTCCTATAGATACCCTACAGTGGTTACATCCAAATAGGTAAATTCAAAATTTACCTGTTTAGAAGGGTCAAGAGTTACATAGCAATCAACCTGCGCAACCGATCCGCAACGCGGCCGCTGCTCTTGTAACCAGCCAGCTTATCGGCCAAAATCTTAGCCGCATACTCCTGACAAATACATGCCGGAGCACCACCCTCTTTTAACTCCTTGGACCACTGCAAGTAATGCTCTGTCAGACGCTCGATGTTCGAGTAGTTATTGAAAAGGTTGCTGGGCAGCTTAGCACCCTCGTAAGTTGTGCTGCCATCTAGCTCACGCTTAACGGTGACCGGAATATAGTTATGCATCATCCGATGATTATCTACAATCTGAGCAAGAAATTCATCCCGTTTCCCCTTCTCGGACTTGCTCATTTCCGACCGGTTCTCTGTTCCTGTGGACATTAATTATTTAATGTATGAAGTCTTTAAGTATAAAACAACGGAAGTCTCAGAATAATAGCTTAAGCAGAATAGAGATAGCCAAAACATCAACAATACCAGCTACAGGCTGGATAGAAGGGACTAAGCGGGTTAAAAAGCTGTTCCACAGATACTTTCCAACAAGCAATTGCAGGAGAACAACAGATACCATTGCCAGAAAGAATGGCATCAACGATGGGTTGCGCATACGTGTTACATTCACGGTAATACCATCCTCGGTCTTCATGGCTCCAACCTGCTCGGGTAAAGGATAAATGGCACTAAACAGCTTCTCTAAAGCGCTGAACATTATAAATAAATACCAGAATAAAATATATATGAGCCAGAAAGCCCAGAAAGGAAAGGCAGCTGCAGCATTTGCGAACCCGGACTATCCACCACGACCATATACACGAGGCATGGATGGACGTTGGACCCGTCCTGAAGACTGGTATACATACTTACAAGTTACACCGGAAGAGATTGCAGAACAGTGCTATGCTAGAGGATGGAAGGATGCAGAGGTGCAAGATATTATCCGCAGCTGGGGAACTAGACTATATCGCGGCGCAAGAAGATCTAGACCAGCTGGACGGGAAGAGACTCTTAAGGATCCATATGCCGAGGAGATTCCAAACCTGGCTGCTATTTATCGTTATGATAGGGAAGTAGAAAAGCCTGCAGCTGCAGAGGTTTTTACTGGATGCTTGTTGGATGATAATGCCCAACCGGAGACCATACGCGCCTTTGATAAATTCAAATGCCAGGAAATACTTTGTAACGATGATGTCGAAGATTCCGCTGGAGTTATGCGGCGCCGAAAGGTGCGCAATCCCGGGCAAATGCCTGAAGTCGCTGCTGCCAACCCTGCTAATCGGCATATTTACCAACATTGCCAAAGGGTTGGCGAGACACATTGCAAAAGCTCAGGGAACATCGAACTAGTTATCGATCCAGCAGTTGTAACCCATGTTCCCAATCCAGGTATCGGGGACTGCCTTTTCATTGCAGTTGCTAATTATGAGCATATGGCGCGACAGTTGCCTGGGGGCGAATATATCACACCCGATTCTCCGGCAGCACGCGCAGTACCGGATGGTAGTATCGTGAGCGCAACTTATCTGAATAGCGGGGCATATAAGAAGGATAGCATGGTCATAGATGAGAGACAGAAGAGGCTGAGAGCTCAGGTCATAGAATGGTTTAAGGCCAATGCAGACGCTCCTTATCCATCGAGCGTTATTTTCGGCCTAAGCGTGCGTGAGGAGCTGGCCAGAACATGCGTTGATGCCGAAAATAGCGGTGCGCCATTTGGATTTAAAGCCGGCCTTAGCGCCTGCAAGATGAATCATCCCGGTGCTATGGCAACGTTAGTCCAACTCCATAGAGTGATTGATGGCTTTACGGCCATGTCGATTATCCAGGAAAAGGTTGGGCGTGATGCAAAATATCTGGCAGCTCGTGCCGCTCTAGTAGATTGCCTGTTCAAGGCCTATGTAAAAGAGATGTCAAAGCAGACAACATATGGGGGACAGCCGGAAATCGCCGCTCTATCACAGATATTGGATAAGAACATTTATGTCTTACAAAAGAACAGCTCTGGTATGCTAACTGCCAATTTCGGCATGGTAGAGGAGGGGCGTAGCAACATCTATATCTTGCATAAGGCTTCTGTAGAGGGGCGAGGGTCATTGCACTATGAGGTAGTTTTTCCTGTGACGCCGGAGAAGTTTAGGAAGCCAGAAGGTTTTGCTCTGAGCAATGTCTTACGGCCATTGGGAGGGCCGGGGCGTACTATTATTAATAGCCCATCATATGAGAGGCTTGCGGAGGGTTACCTTAATAGCCTGAAAGGGGATGATATAAATATGGTAGCCATGGCTATGGCATATGCTATAAAGACTCTCAGCAGCCATGAAAGGGCAATAGCCATAAATTGGTTCAAGAACAAGTTTGCACCTTACCTGACAGGACATGAGGAGCTACATCCCATATGGATTGAAATTTTAACAGGCATTGATGATGAGGAGTTAAAGAACATCCTCGCCGAAGAGCAGGAGGATGAGGACGATGCGGAAAGAGAGGGCTCAGAGGAGAGTTTACGTAACAATGCATTGGTTAAAAAGATTCTAGCAACTGATATCAGCCGTTTTCAAAAATATGGACGTATTCCCGAATATATCACTGCATTTTTAAAAGAGTATAATCGCGGTGCCATATCAACCAAGCGCGTACCGGTTGTTAATCCTGTTCATGGCAGCGTCGATTACGAGAAAGATAGCGCTAAGAACCTAGAATCTATGAAGATAGCCGCGGGTTATTTAGGAAATGTTAGAGCAGCCGATAAAATACAGCTACGTGAGGCTATAAGGGCTATCTTGCTGAGTTGGCTTGTTACCAATGAGGAATTATTGAAACAGCACGGGATGATTTTATCTCTTACAGAAGAGGGGCTAAAACTTACGGCATTGCTTGTTACTATCGAAAAGATTATGGAAAAGTTTGATATCTAGGATTACAGATATCTAGGATTACAGATATCTAGGATTACAGACTTCCTGTCTTAATATACTATTGCCTGTGGCACCAAATAGCAGAACAAATGCCGAGACCATTATGCCATGGATTATCCAGCCAGCATATGGCATCCACAGACCTACGGCCAATAGAGGTGCTTTTAGGAATGGCAAGACAATTAAGACCATGTTACCCACAAGCCATCCGGTTATAACCCACATAGAACGCCGCATAGACTGTAAGACAGAAAATTTGTCGCACTTATTTTTAGTTGTCATCATTCCGGAAAGTGTGCCCAATATCATCAAGGATGAGATATTCAAGATGAATGTAACTAGAGACAAGAATAGCCAGCTCGGTGGGTACCACGGTATTGTTCCCCAGCGGTCTGGATGAAAAATAAAGGGAACCACAATAAGACTGTTAACAAGTGGTACGAATATGCTCGCGGTAGCCGCAATGAGATTGCCCATATATGTATTCTAATATGAATTTTCACAAAGTAGATAACAATAACCACCCAATAACTATAGCATTAGCAGTATCGCGCCGTGCAATTAATACACAGCCTGCCATACTTACGGTAACATTGCTCACCCAATTCAGATGGAGGGCACACACGAATGGTTCCTGCCCCCTTTCCCCATAGTTTAGAGATTGGCAGGGGAGATGCAGCGGCATACTTTATAGCATCGTCCCGGCTATCACATGGAACAAGCATGTCAATACCACACGGACACACAATATCGTAATACTCATGCCCCTCAGTAACCAAAAATTTGGCGCGATTAACCAATTGTGGCTCGCTACCGAAACGCCCAACCCAAAAATACTCTGGCAAGTCATCAACCTCAAACCAACCCGGTTTGTGAGAAAAAATCTTACGAGACCCCAATGGCTGGATATTCTTAGTAGTATAGACAGCCCATGGATGAACAAGGCATACATATGTACGGTGAGCACCGTACTCATATGAAATGGGATTAACTCGACGGTCTTCACGAGAAATCTTATCGTGTGGAATGAACACGATAGGATCCGCGGGCACAGGGTTATGTAGAGAGACACATTGGGTGGTAGATGCCATTAATTCTTCAGAGATAAATTTCATTTTACAAGGCCTCTTCTGTCTCACCCTCAACCTTGGGCAGAACAACCTTGCTCAGGTGCTGGTTTGTGAAACGCTGGATGTTGAAGATTGTCAGCTTGAAAGTGCCAGCCTTAATGGCCTGCACGTCCGCCTCCAGAGAAGGATTGTAGGGACCGCTTGTCAGAAGGGCCACCAGCTCCCTATCGCCAGAGTACAGGATATTGCGACCATCCTCCGGGTCTTGCATGCTGTGCTTCTTGAAGACCTTGTTGTAAAGCTGCGTCACATCCGTACGATGCACACGCGTCTCAGTCGTGAGCTTAGAGAGGTCAACATCAATCTTAGCATCACCCTCCTTGTGCGAGACAACGAGGTCCTCCGGAGACAGGCGGCTCAAATAGTAGCTAACCAGCTGCTGGTCAAATACAATGGTAGGTGTACGGTGTGTGCTCTCCCGCACCTTGTTCTGTGCAACCTCACGATTGTGGGCAGACTCCAGGCTAGAGAAGGAACGCCACGCCGACTGCAGAGACTTGTAGGCGGTCTCCAGGTCATCCGAGATCTGCTGACGCAGCTCAGAATAGCTACGGAGCTTAGGGCGCTGACGACCAGCCTTCTGTGTAGGGGCCTCGTCGGTCGTCTGTACAGCATCCGTCTCAACGGCGGCAGCAGCAACAGATGTTTCTGCGACAACAACCTGAACTGCTGGGGTCTGTGCGACCTCAGCCGCCTCAACCTTGGAGGACTTACTGCGAGGCTTGCGGGCAGCCTTCGCCGCAGTAGCCGGCTCCACAGGAGCCGGAGTGGCTACAGCGACGGGTGCAGGTGCTGCAACGGCGACAGCGGCTGCGGGAGTAGGAGCCACCGCAGTGGTAGGAGCCACCGCAGTGGTAGGAGCCACCGCAGGGGTAGAATCAGATGCCGCTGTGCGGCGTACAGTAGTAGTAGACTTCTTGGCATTAGCAGACTTAACTGTAGCAGACATTATACCTATATTTCTCGGTAAGCTCTAATATGTTTACGGAGAAATTGTAATTAAATTGTTCTTCTTTGCCGCTGGCCACTCATAAAATATTGCAAAGTTCACGTAATATTGGCATTGGCATGGCTGCTATGCCAGGAGAATTAGATAACTGCATGCTAACTATTTTAGCCTCCAGATCACGCATAGTTGTACGCATGGTTCCAATAATTTCATCCTTTGCTAGTAGCTCCTGGTCTCGCAGGTTTATAGCCTTTTCTGTCTCCTCATCTATCTGTCTGCGCAGATTCTGCTCAAATGCCGTCCTTTGAGTCTCTGCCTCCTGTAAACGCACACGCAATACCTCTATATGCGTCTGGGTCTCCGTCAGGCGAGCCTTGATATTCTTATATTCTGCGATATATTTCGTGATACGCCGTTGGATGACAGAAAGATTCGGCGGAATATAGGATGCACGCCCGGCATCTGAACGGCGTTGAAGCTGAGCCAAGAGAATATCTCGTGATGCGTTGCGTATGGTCTCCCAATCAGGAATGCCATCATTGGGACCGGGGTTATTTACACAGATCAGCTGGGTTGCCATAAATATCTCACGAACTAAGGACATATGCTCCGCCCCGGAAATATTCCTGATGAGGGAATCCTGTAAACGCGCATTTATATGCGGCTCACGCAAAAAATTTGCGGTATTCGTACGCACCACGATAATATGCTCCAATATTTCAGTACCGAATATCACATCTCGGAAATATTCATATGTCTCTAGCTCATATGTAGAAAAACGCCCCTTTGTAACAAAGATCAGAGCAAATATCCCATTCTCAAGCTTGGAACATGTATCTGCCAGACTCATCAAGACATTCTCGCAGCTAATACGATTATCGCCAATACCAATAGTATCAACAATCCTATAACGCTGGCCATTGTAGCAAAGTATTTTAGACTTGGATGATGACGTTATAGAACACACATCATCGGACTCCTGGAAATAGTCCGTCTGGTTACAGATGGTGTTAGCCAAGGCTGATTTTCCGTTGCCGGTCATACCTACGATAACAACGTTCTTCAGTGGCGGGGATTCCGATTCATCGCAGTCATCATCGACGACAAAGTAGTCTAACTCCGCATCTGTGGAATCTGATTCTGA